TTTAAAATATCTACTCCTGCAGGAACAATAACTGCATAAGGTCTTGATGCTCTAATTTTAATTGTTGCAATATTATAATAAGTATTTGCTGTAGGTAAATTTACACCTGCACTAACAGTACCTGTTCCAATCATTTCCTCTAATCCTTGTGGAGAATATCCACCTTCAGAAATACAAGAAGAACATATTTGTTGTAATGTATAAGTTCCAGCCGTCAACGTTCCAGCTCTTTCAATCTCATAACGAATTGGAAGATTGGCCGTTTGCATGTAAACAGTTGTTAAACTATTAGCATTATAAAAAGTATGTGCTGTAATTAATTGACCATTTATAACAAATCCAACTCTAACAGATCCAACACCTAACCATTCAATATCAATAAATAATATATTTGATGTAGCTGCATTTAAGGTAAATCCACTTGCACCAGTTCCATTTAAAATATCTCCATTCCAACTAGATTGTGATATTTCAGTATCAACTGCGGCACCTGATGTATAAGTACGTCTTACTATTTTAAGTGTTGTTCCATCTGCTGTAAAAAATATTCCGTTATTTGCATCAAATAAACCAACCTTTTGTTTTAAATTTGCAGTCAAAGTATTCATTACAAATGTATTAAAAATAAGTAATGATTTACCAGGTTGATAAGACATAACTCTTTTAGACTGTCTTATTGTTTTAGATCCTGCTGCTTCTGTTACATTTAAATTAACTGTAGATTTATTGGCTGTATAAGTAACACTTCCACCATTTGCAGTTGATGGATCAAATAAAGTGTTCTGTGACATTATATTCTTACTGTCAAAGATAGTGAGAGGGTTAGAAACTCTTAATCTTCCGAATGCATCAACGTTATTACCACCGATTGTAATTAACTGACCATTACCAACATTTATATTTTCACAACTCATTAGCAGCCAAACCTCATGTTAAACCATGTAAATCTTTGTAGATCTTGTTTTAATTCTTCTTGAAAAGAAAAGTTTAATTGATCTTTTAAAGTTTCTAAAGCTTGTAAAACTTGTCTTTGATTATCCGGTGAATACTGTTGACTTGGTTCTGGTATATATGTTGTAATTTTTGCCATTATCTTCTTCCATCAGGTTGAATATCTACTCTAAATAATCCATATCGCCAATTTTCATTTATGGATTCATTTTCAATTTTAATACTCATCAATCTATTCCTTGCTCTTGTATCTATTTTTGTTGTAGATGAAGTTACCGTATACGGTCCTAACATCTGGCTATTTTGTGTTTGAGATGGATAATCTCTTAACAATAATGTTACTTTAGCATTTCCGTTAAGTATTTTAAAGTCTGGTATAAATCTATTTATCTTCATTAAATACTGACCATCTCCTTCTACATCTAAATCAAAATCACCAGATTTAATAAATGCTGGAATAGCAGTAATTGTTTGTGTTCCACTTACACCTAAACTTACATCATTAACCCCTGTTTCATGTTCGTAGAATACAGATGCCCCATTTAAGTTTGTAACACCATTAATCACTGGAAAAGTTGGAACCATAGTAGAATCATATTCAGTTGCATAAGGTAATTCAAACACATCAGAGTCTGCATAAGATGTTCTTTCTAAAGACATCGTTGTCCAAGTATTTTCTAAATAATTATATACCACAGTTCTATCTGTTTGAACGGAACCTGATTTTGGATAGAACCATAAAACTTCATTAAATAAACTATTATGAGATCCATAAACAATGTCCCCTGAATCATAATTAATTCCTAAATTATCTCCACCCGTTGTAAATACAAAGTCTTCAACTAATGACGGTAACTGTTTAACGGTTCCATCATAGGCAAAAAATCCACCAGAATTACCCATCCAGTATATAGCGCCTTGAGCAAATATAATTGAATTTTGTCCAATACATCCACAGTTTGTTCCCACCTGCCTTACAGAGAATACAAACGGAGGTCCAACAAATTGTATTACATAAGCTGCAGTATTGGTTAGTACAAAAATATAATCTTTTCCTTGAATAGCGCCGACAATAAAATTCCCTGTATCCAGTCTAAAGGTTCCTGCTGTATTGGTTGCAGTTGGGTTCCAAGTATTAAAATCTTCTTGATTTGAAAATCTTATAAACATTGGATCTTGTGTTGTTGGATCTCCAATGGTTGTCTCTGTTCCAAGTGCAAATAAATGTCTATCTCTATCTGAAACAATGGTCATAATAGATTTTGTTGGAGTATTTGAAATAACCGTTGCTCTATTTAAAAGAGGAGTTGCGACACCAGGATTCCATGAAAATGTTTTACCATTTCTAATGGTTGCAACTAATATCTGTCCAAAATTATCAAAGGACCAAAGTCCAGGACTTAAAGATGTAATTGCATTTGTTGTAGATGAACCCCAACCAGTACCTCCAGTATAAGAACCCCAGACGCCAGTTCCCCAACCATAGCCAATCGTTTGAAATGCAGGGCCAATGGTTACATAAGGAGTTGTGGTAATCGTTGAACCCCCACCTGCCATACCAGTACCTGCTTCTGCAACGGGCATGGTAACGGTGAAAGCATTTACAGATACAACGCTAGTAACTTCAAATACATTGGTTGTAAAATTAGCGTTTGAAAAAGTTGTAACACCACCACCTGCTAAACTTGGAGATGTAAATATAATATAATCTCCAAAAGATAATCCATGATTATTTTTTGTAACGGTAACGGTTGTAGATCCTGTTGTTGATGCTAGGGTGCAAGATGTAAGGGCTGTGCCTAGTGGAGTAATATCATAAAATGCACCATCAAAATAAATGAATAAACATTTATTAGTTCCAATGGCTGCATAACGATTGCCGTCAATGGCTGCCCAAGTTAAAATTTCTCTACCAGCACCTGCAAGCCTATTACTTAATATTTGAGTCCAGCCACCTATTTTTTCAGGATAGCCATAGCGAAAACGTACAAAATCTCCATCAATCCACTGACCTTCTGCAGCAGTTGCGGTGTCTTGTTTATTGAAACCTGATTTAATGGGTATCTTTTTTAGTGGCATATGTTTGTTTTACCACCTTTCTTAAAAAATGCTAGGTGTTTTAGATTAAGCTAAATAAGCTTTGCCTGCAGTAATTGCTAATTGTATTGCATCTTTACTAGCTGGTGCAGTTCTTGAAACTGAATCAGAAACATACCAATCTTTAGAAACTTGTATTTCTAAATGTTCAACGTTTCTTTTAACAGTATCTATTTTATCTTCTGGATCTTCATTAACCATCTTAGTACCTGCAACGATGCCATTGATTAAATCTACTGAATGACCGGCAGATTTAAATATATTGTTAATTTCTTCTGCAGTGGGTTGATCTATATTTGTCATAATTTTTATTTTAGTTAGTTATATTATATTTTATTCAATTGAACAAGCAACTTGTTTTGTCTGATATTTACTTAGTTTATTTCTCATTTTGTAAGCTTGAAATACAGTTTCAGGATCTACCATCACATTTCTAGGGTCAGATTCAAGGAATTTATCCTCATTCCATTTATCTTTCATATGAAAATGTAAATTTTTATTATGAGAATAACCAAACTGTGTCCATTTAGTTGGTCCCCAAATTACAACTCCAACGGTTCCAGTTGATGCTGAAAAATGGTTAAGACAAGAATCAATACCTATAAAACTTTCCGCTCCTTTTAATAGTTCATGGATCACTGCAAAATGTTCATCACATTTAACTGTATTTAAATAAAATTGTTCATTAGGTAAGGTGCAATCAATGATGGTTAAATCTTTATCTTCTTCTTTTATTTTATTAATAAGTTGTTGAGCTAAAAATGCAGGATAAATTCTTCCAGGGTTCATGTTGCCATAAGGATTAGTTGGTTTCCAATTAATAGGAGTCTGGCCACCAGTAAATTGTACAAGTAAATATTTCCCAGTTATTTTATTTTTATTTAACCATTCTTTTGCTCTAGCTTCTAAATGAGAGGTAAATAATTTAGGTTGCATTTTTGTATCAAATTTTACATTAAATAAATTACAATAACTTTCAATTAAATGTTCTCTTCCAAATTTAAAATTAGATTTATAGGGTTCACAATAAAAAAAATTATCTGATGCTTGTAATCTTGGATCTTCTAATGGAATAGTAGATGAATCATAAGCCATCTTAACATCGGGATTTCCCCCAAATACATCTACATATGGAGTATAAATCTGTATGGCTTGTCCGTCTTTTTCTTTTAGTTTTGGAATTAGTGCAGTAAATGCAACACATTTTCCAATGCCACCTTCAACGATATAAGTATTAAGTTCTTTCTTCATTATTTATAGTTAACAAAATAATGAGTTAAAGTAAAGATTACGATTTATTCTCTAATGCTTCTACTTTTGCTGTTAGTTCTTTTATCGCATTAACAAGAACAGGTATTAATGAAGATTCATTGTATTTAAGACTTTCTGGTTCATCATCACTAATTATAACAGCATCTCCTTGTTCTAATGGTAAAATATCTTGTGCTTTAAATCCATATCTTTTTCTACCAGTTGGCAAATCTTTTTCTCTTGATTTTTTATAAAAGAACGAAATAGGATTTAATTGTTTTACAAAACATAATCCATGTGGAACTACATTAATACAAGTTTTATCTCTAGCATCTGATGTAACTGTCCAAGCAATTTTAATTCTAGCACAGGTATGACTATTATTACCCATGACAATGTTATTAGAACCAGTTGAAACTGTTGCAACTGCATCAGTCCCAGCTTCATATCCTAATATTGTATTATTACACCCTGTTGTAACACAAAGACCAGAATTAAAACCAACCCCAACATTTGTTCCACCTGTCGTAACATTATATAATGATGAATGACCCAACCCAGCATTATAACTACCTGTTGTAACAGCTAACATGGAATTATGTCCAACTGCCGCATTATTAACACTAGTGGTACTAGAGTACATAGATTGCATACCAACTGCTGTATTGCAAGTGCCTGTGCTATTTAAATTCATAGCAAAAGTTCCAACTGCTGTGTTACAAGCACCTGTAGTATTAGTTACAAGTGATCCACTTCCAACTGCTATGTTATTACTAGCTGTTGTGTTAGCTATAAGTGCTTGAAAACCTACTGCTACATTGTTTATACCTGTTGTGTTTGTTTTAAGTGGTTCACGACCTAATGCTGTATTTTGACAACCTGTTGTATTACAACGAAGTGCTGAATTACCTAATGCTACATTTTCATTACCTGTTGTATTAACTAATAATGCACTTTCACCAATAGCTGTATTTAAACAACCTGTGGTGTTAGCACCTAGTGCATCATAACCTACTGCTGTATTTTGAAGACCTGTCGTATTAGCATCTAGTGCTGAAGCACCTACTGCTGTGTTCAGACAGCCTGTGGTGTTAGCAATTAATGCACCTGTTCCAAGTGCCACGTTATTTGTTCCTACTGGATAATTTCCGATTCCTAAATTATTTACTTTTGTATTTGGCATTATTTTAATCTATTAGCTTGTTCAATTTTAAATTGATTATATCTTGCTTTAACATCATCTGTCCATGCGGTATTGCAAATATCTTTAACCTTTTGTTCCTGATTCGTTATATCGCTGTCAGGATTTAATACCCATCTATGAAATGTTTTTGATACAAACACTCCATCTCTTTCAATGAGAGTCGCTTGACGAACTTGGATATTCCAATCTTGAACTATCTCTATTTTATCTATCTCTATTTTTTCTGTTAGTGCCATAATTATATTTTGTTAAACAATGTAATGACCAGCAAAAGCTAATTCAGTACTTGCACCAATTACTGCTTTTGCTAAATTATTTAATGGAGATACACCAGTTGTAGCAGAACCACAAATATAAAATAAAGTATCACTAGTAGTTACATACGCACCAAGACTTTGTACGTTACTAGCAAAATTTAAAGCATAACTAAAAGCAACTGTTCCAGTTGCTAAACTTGAAGAAGCATTACTAGTAAAAGGAAGACTCTTTATTGCAGCATAAGTACCACCTAATGTTCCAAGAACACTTAGTTTAACATATCCTGAAATATAAACTCTATTACCTATTTTTGTATATCTGCCAACTTGTGATGTATATGTTTGACCAGTATTAGTTCCTTCACCACCTAATATAGGTGTCCAAGTACCTTCTTCATAATCATCTAAGTTATTAGCATTAGCTGAAGCAACTTGAGTCGCTGGGAATTGAATATTATCTACTGTTAAAGTTCCAGTTGATGCAAGTTTAGTTAAAGCTATTGCTGCAGAAGCGTTTATATCAGCATTAACAATAATACCATCAGTTATATCCGCAGAAGTTAAAGGAACTTGTGCTGGTGTATTTCCTATAAAAGGCATTGTTTATTCCTATGTTGAAATATCATCAACGACTGATACCCAAACGTCTAATGATGAAGCTGTGTCTGAAATTATTTTAAGTGCATCTCCAGATTGCATAACAAATTTAGCACCAC